TAACGCTTTACCTACAGATTATCAAAACTTTATTGCCACCTCTCGTTATGCACGTTGGTTGGAAGAAGAAGGAAGAAGAGAAACGTGGACTGAAACAGTAACACGTTATGTAGACTACATGGCAGACAAGACAGGTCTTGACAAGAAGACAACAGATGAGATCTGGAATGCTATCTACAATCTTGACGTTATGCCATCTATGAGAGCCTTGATGACTGCAGGACCTGCACTAGACAGAGATAATACTGCAGGGTATAACTGCTCCTATCTACCTGTCAATGATCCTAAATCTTTTGATGAAGCTATGTATATACTGTTGTGTGGCACAGGTGTAGGCTTCTCTGTTGAGAGACAATACATAGATAAACTTCCAGAGATACCAGAGAGGTTATTTAAAAGTCAGACAACGATTGTTGTTAGAGATAGTAAGGAAGGTTGGGCAAAGGCATTCAGAATGTTAGTTGCACTATTATATGCAGGTGAAGTTCCTGACTATGATGTTAGTATGATCAGACCTGCAGGTGCTAGATTAAAAACATTTGGTGGTAGAGCATCAGGACCTGCTCCTCTTGTTGATTTGTTTAAGTTCACAATCAATATGTTCAAGGGTGCTACAGGTAGAAAACTTAATAGCTATGAGTGCCACAGTATCATGTGTAAGATAGGCGAGATTGTAGTAGTAGGTGGTGTACGTAGATCTGCCATGATCTCTCTCAGCAACCTTTCTGACATACGTATGCGTCATGCTAAGACAGGACAGTGGTGGGAAACTGCACCACACATGGCACTATCTAATAACTCTGTAGCTTATACAGACAAACCTGATTCAGAAACATTCCTACGAGAGTGGACTTCATTGGTAGAATCAAAGTCAGGTGAGAGAGGTATTTTCAACAGGGTATCTGCACAAAAGCAAGCAGCTAAGAATGGAAGAAGAAATCCAGACTATGAGTTTGGCACTAATCCCTGTAGTGAGATTATTCTTAGACCTCATCAGTTCTGTAACTTAACTGAAGTTGTGATCAAGGAGCATGACACAGATGAAGACCTAGATCGTAAAGTAAGATTAGCTACTATCTTAGGTACTGCACAAGCTACTCTTACTGCCTTCCCCTACCTAAGAAAGATATGGAAAAGTAACACACAGGAAGAAAGATTACTTGGTGTAAGTCTTACAGGTATCATGGATAACATACATACAAATTGTTTTCTTGTGAACATGAGAGAAAGACTTACAAGATTAAAGCAGATAGCTATAGATACAAACAAAAAGTATGCTAAAAAGTTTGGTATAGAAGAGAGCACAGCTATTACCTGTGTTAAACCATCAGGCACAGTATCACAGCTATGTGATTCAGCAAGTGGTATTCACGCTAGACACAGTAGATACTACATTAGAACAGTTAGGGGAGATAACAAAGACCCACTTACAAAGTTTATGATAGATCAGGGTGTACCAAGTGAACCTTGTGTAATGAAACCTGACACAACAACTGTATTTAGTTTTCCAATGATGTCACCTTCAGGTTCTAGACTTAGAAATGATCTATCTGCTATTGAACAGTTAGAAATCTGGTTGATCTATCAAGAGCATTGGTGTGAGCATAAACCTTCTATTACTGTTACAGTTAAAGAAGAAGAGTGGCTTGACGTTGGAGCATTTGTGTTTAAACATTTTGATAAAATGTCAGGTGTGTCTTTTTTACCACACTCAGATCATGTTTATCAGCAAGCACCTTATCAGGAGTGTACAGAAGATGAGTATGATGCTATGCTTCTTAAAATGAAAACTAGAATTGATTGGTCTAAGCTACGAGATTATGAGTCAGTTGATAATACTGCAGGTAGTCAGACAATGGCTTGTAGTGGGGATAGCTGTGAGATCGTAGACATAGGAGCTTAACATGACTGCTATCTACCCAAAAGAAATTTGCTATATGTGTGGCAACTATCTTGATGACGATATGAAGTGTTATGAATGTGAAGATTGCAATGGAGAAGAGATGACAGATACAGTGACAGTAACATCAGATACCACACTTGACCACACAAAGTTTACAGGTGAGTATGATCCTGTGAATAAACCACCTCACTACACTCTTAATGGTGGACTAGAATGCATTGACTATATGAGACAGGTTTTAGGACTACAGGGTTTCATAGATTATTGTCATGGTAATGTTATTAAGTATCAACACAGGTACAATTACAAGGGAAAACCTGTACAAGATATGGAAAAGGCACAATACTATCTCAACAAAATGGTAGATGCCCTGAAAGAAAAGCATAAGTAATGTTAGCAGAGGCTCTTGTTTGTCTTGCTCTCAATGTCTACTATGAGGCTAGAAGCCAGAGCATTGTAGAGCAGATAGCAGTAGCACAAGTTGTTATTAACAGGGTTAATGACGATAGATATCCAGATACAATTTGTGAAGTTGTTAAACAAGGGGAAAAGAATCCTGATGGAACAATGAAAGAAAATCGTTGTCAATTCAGTTGGTATTGTGATGGAGCTACAGATAAACCACACAATAAAAAATCTTGGGAGATTGCTTTAAGTGTTGCCAGATCTGTGCGTGATGGTAAGACAACAGACTTAACAGAAGGAGCAACACACTACCATGCTATCTCTGTCAATCCTTATTGGGCAAAGACTCTAAAGAGAGTAGCTAGAATAGGTAAACATATTTTCTATAGGTGGGAGAAGTAGATGAAGTACAAGAACCTAGAACAAGAGGCTAAAAACTTTAACAAGTTACGTATGATTAAGACCAACAGTAACGACAAGGTTCTTACGACAAGAAGGTTTCTAGCAGGTCAGGCACTATCTGGTATAATAGCCAGAAGTCCTAGTTGGTCTAACAAAAAAGACGTAGTAAGAGAAGCTTATGAGTGGGCAGACAAGATGTTAGAAGAGGGTTAAAATGGATTATTAAAATCTAATCTTCTGAATTCTCTCTCGTCATATTCTTTTAAGAAAAATTTAATAGATTCTAGTACCTCTAAACCATCAGGCATATTAAGTATCTCATCTAAGTCGTAACCTGATACATCATATTGAGCTTTAGCTTCTGCTATTTTCTTTCTAGGTTGTTTTGAAATGTAAGCTATAGTTTGTAGATATTGAGGTGCAAAATTAATAAATCTTTCTTTAACTCTTTCTTTAAGTTTTTTTTCTATATACTTTACAATTCCAACTTTATCTTTAAAATCTTTTCTAAAAAAATCTGTATTTTTACTGTAAACTTTAGCAGCTATTGATTCAAAAATAGGAGCTGCAATTTTATCCATTGCATTCTTTACCTCTGGATCTCCTTTCCACTGAGAAAATTTCCAATCTTTATATTCAGCAGATTTCAACATCATCATACCTAATGTATTTGGAGGCATTCTTCTACCCATAAACAATATTTTAGACACATCTAAATTTTTTCTTTTCTCATAACCTTGAGTAATAAAATATCTATCAGGTAAATTTTCACTAAACATACCATCAATATATTTAAATGCTGCATTAAATCTTTGATTACCTTGTCTAAGATCAGGTATCTTTCCATCATTAGTAAATAAGTTATTAATAACATCATAAGGTTCAGCAGGTCTTAAAGATCCTTGTATAATTTTTCCCATACCATCAGCTATTATATTAATAATATCTCTGTGAGATGGCGACAAACCTCCATCTGCTTGAGCAGATATGGAAAGATCATATATTGACTGACTTATTGATTGAAAAAATTTATCTGTATCTCTAATAGCTGATACACCTAAAGACAAACTTAATTCTTTAAGTAATTCAGCAGGAATATTAGAAGCGTTAAAGTTTTCTGTAATGTAATTAGCAAGAGATCCATCAAGAGGATTTAAGTTTCTCATATCCCTCATAACATCTCTACCATCTCCACTAATAGCGTGTGCTAAAACTTGTGCTGCCATTTCAACTTGATTGATAGGCCAATCAAATTGAGAATCATTAAGACCACCTACATCATCTCTGTTTTGATTGTAACTTCTTCCAGTTGCAACTTTTTCTATAGCAGAGTTTCCATTACCACTAACATCATAAAATGTTCTATACATAAGATAAGTCCAACCAACAGCCATCTTACCAAAAGCTTCATGTATAACTTGACTTTCTGGATCAAGTTTTTTACCTAGAGATTTTTCTACACTAAATCTTAAAAAATTAAAACCTGAATAGTCTCCAAAGGTAGCTAGAACAGTATTCATAAAACTACCAAATGGAACTAGTATACCTGCAGGTGTTTTATTAGTAATAAATTCAACACCTGAAGCAACTTCCCTAAAAAAGTTTTTACCTTTTCCTTTATTTATTGTAGACCAATTTACTGAACCTGTCTGTCTTCCAGTTTGATAAGCAGCTGGCATTAAAACTTCATCTAAAAATTCTTTTGTATTTATTAAACCAGAATTTTCTGCAGCTGTAAAAAATGCTTTAGGACTTACACCATATTTCTGCATAATTCTTTTATTTAAGTTATTAGAAAAAGCAAATAATTTTGTGTATTCATCTTGTAATCTATTAAGACTTATGTGTGAAACTCCTTTTGTAAAAGAATCTAGTTTACTCAACACAGGATTAGTTTTACTATCCATATTAAATAATGAAAGACTTTCTAAAGGACCACCATCACCTGCTATGTCTCTGAATATTCTAGAGTAAACTTTAGGATTTAAGTCTAATATTATTCTTGCATAAGCCACATTTAAAGAAGGATCAAGAACAGAGATACCTCTTCTAAGGGAACTCATAAAGTTTCCATAAGACTGTCTAGCATAATATGTGGCCTTGTCTTGATCACCTAGAACTTTATAAAGACCTGACTGTGCTATATTTACAGCACTCGTAAAAGCTTCTGCAGCTTGGTCAGCTAAACTTAGAGCAACAAAACCTCTTAGGTTTGCTCCTGTTGTTGCAGGGTGAGCAGTTAAAAGTCTCTTATATGTTCCTAAAAGAAATCTACCTCGTTTAGGTGTATCAAGAAGTTCATCTTGATAAATACCACCTCTACCAAATCTATGTTGAGACATATCAATTATGGATTTTTGCATATCTTTATGTAAAGAAAAATTACTCCTCACTGCGGCAGATGTTATCTGATTAACTTTAGCACCTGTTGATGCTAATGTTATGTATCTTGATTTAAGAGCTTGCCCATTGTAATCTAGGTTAAGACTTATACCAGTTTTAGCTTCATAAGCTTTCATTATTCTTTCAATAACTTCATCATCAAGATACGTTATTGTATCTGCAAGAATGTTTGTAGCTTTTTGATCGTCATCTAGTAAGTCTTTACTGAACATCCAACCTGCATCTACCAAAGCTTCTATGTAACCTTTAGTAATTACATCTCCATTTTTATCTTTTACACCATAGAAAAATTCTCTTAAAAAGTTTTCTGAGTTTGCAATGTCTTGATCTTGTTTACCTGTATCCTTTAATAACTTTATAGCTGCTTGTTTAGCTTCCTCCCACTTCTTCAAATCTTTATTACTTCCTGATATGACACCAAAGGTATTGTCAACAGCATCTATTAAAATATTTTTTTGTAATAAAACTTTTTCTTTTACTACAGTGCTAAACTTCTTTTTACTTTTTTGAACAGAATCTATTATGTCTTCATAGTTTAAAAAATACTTTTTAAACATTGGAAGTTCTTTAAGTTTTCTATATGTAACAGTTCCAAAACCTACTGTAAGAGGTAAAGCTGTACCTATTAATCCAACTGTTACTGCTCTAAAAGTATCAAGTTCCTCTTGATTACCCACATTTATTAATTGTAACTGTGCTGTTAAATCTACACCAACACTAAGAGCTAAATCTGGAAGAACAAAAGCTAAAGTAGATGCAAGTGTGCTTCTATTAAACATTGCATTTCTAACTTTTTTTCTTGCAACTTCTTTAGAAACACCAGAGTTTATAAGTCTCTTATAGTACCCCTTTTGCATTTGTTTAAAACTTGTCTTTATTTGTTTATCAAAAGGTGATGTAAGAAGTTTAGTTAAACCAAAAGACATTAAATTTAATGGATCAAATACTGTTGATTTAGTATAATCGTAAAGAGCATCTCCCATCTCTTTATAGTTTCCAGTTCCTGATATTGCACCTTTAAAAACATTATCCTGTAAATCAAAAAGGATATAACCTGCACTCATTGCAGCTCTCTCTTCTTCTGTAGCTAACAAACCTGCATTTACTTCAGTACCTACTGTAAATAAGTTTCCTGCATCCCAAGATCTCATATGGTTCTGCCACCTTTCAAAGATCTTCCTATCATCCATATCTTTAAAGTATTGAAAACCTCTTAACTTTCTAGCTAAATTTGTAGCAGCAGTAGTTCCCATATTGTCAAGTCCTGTTAATCTTTCAATTAAATTAGGACCATACCTTGCACTGACAAAATTTCTTACAGCTTTCATTAATGTTTTATCATTATAAATATCTTCTGGAGTCAACGTATTTGTTTTTATTTTTTGACCTGTCTCTAACATTTTTGGATAAGGCATCTTTTTATCTTCAAAAGCTAACCTCATTTCCATCATGTTGTCAACATAATTATTTATATTAACAAAACCTTTTTCATCAGGTGGATTAAGCTGTTCATTAAGAACATCTAAATCATAACTTATTTTAGGTGTTTCTTTTTTTTCAGGTTGTATTTCAATTCCAAAAACATCTGTTAAAGGACTTTCTTTTTTATCCTCTTCATCAATAGAAAACACAGGATCTTTAAATAATTTAAAGTATTCTTTCTGAAAGTCATCCTTAGATATAACTTCACTCATTAATTTTATCCTTCTGGAATAATATTAAGTTCTAAATTAGCAGGTTTGTTTTGATAACTACCTGTTTGTCCTTCTATTCTATACTGTGAAAAGAAATTATCAGGATTTTTAGGATTATAATCTTCAAGAATACCTAGTTCAGTTAATCTTTTTGCAATTTCAACACTATTTGCACCTGATTGTTTTGCTAAATTTTCTGGTATAAAAAAGTATTGTGTTGGTCTTTTAAAAAGAGGACTATCTTTAAAACTATTTGGAAAATCTTTTCCGGGTATATTTTGAATAACTTTGTTAAATAAATCACTAGTGCCAAGTCTGTAAAATAATTCAGTTCTTTTATAATCTCCCTGTTTTTTATTAATAGTACTAAAATCATTTCCTAAAGTGTTTAAATATGATTCTAATGCTTTATCTAATCTAGATTTGCTTTTATCATCTATATTATTTAATTTATCAGAAGCTTTTGCAATTCTATTTCTAAACTCTACAAATCTTATATTTAAAGTATTAAACATTTCGTCTCTTACAAATTTTAAATCATTTGCATCTGCCATTGGATTTAAATTTTCAAATGCACCCAAGTCAACACTAGTAGTTACTAAGTTTTCAATATTTCCAATTGCTTGTTCAATAACATCTGGTATACCATTTGGAAATCTTTTTGATAATTTTTCTATAACATTTTCAAAAGGTTTACCCTCTGTTAATATAGCATCATCTAAAAATGTTCCTATTTCTTCTCTAGATAAAACAGGTCTATTATCTTTTTTTCTAGCTGCTGAAGTTTTATTTAAAGCATTATACAATAATTCCATTGTATTAGGTTGCAAGTTAGTGCTTTCTAGTAGTCTTGTAAAAGCTTCATCAGTAACTCCGGGATATGCATCCTTAATTTTGTTCTTAAAAATTGTATTACTACTCTGATCAACTTTACCATCAACTAAATTAATACCTCCACTAGAAGATTTAGAACTAGAATTACTAGAAGATAGTGATCCATAAGCAGTAATACCAAGAGATTTTAAAACTTCTGCTGCAAGATCTTCACCTTGTTTTAAAATTTTAAAATCTAAAGTTTTTTCTTTTAACTCAAGCTCTCTTTCTCTTAACTCTTGATCTTTCTTTTCAATATCTAATTTTTCTTGCCACCTTTTTTCTTGTGTTACTTCCTCTTGGTATTTAGTTAAACCTTCCCATCTAAATTCAACCATCTTATGCTCTCCTACTCATTAAACCTTGAACATCAGACTCTTCAACTTGTTGTTCTGCTTCTGCAGTTTCTTGTTGTGGTTCTTCTCCTACCATTCCTGCAAGCTCAACTAAATCTGGTTCTTCAAAAGTATCTACATTATTAGCATCTTGTACAACTTTAGATGCCCTACCCATTCTTCTAGCATATTTTAAACCTTGTTCCTGTTGTTTATCAACAAGACCCTCATCAAAATCCATTCCAGAAGCGTGTAGTATTCCTGTAATTCTTTCATGTAAAACAGGAGCAGCATTAATACTATTATCAATACTATGCATTCCCTCTAAAACAGCACTTCTTAGTAAAGCCTCCGTTAATGTTTTTACATCCATACCCATTTCACTAAAATAAATTATATCTTCTATTGCATTTTTATCTGCTAAATTAGACATATGTAAATTTAAAACATCTTTTAACTCAACATATTCAGGAGGTCTTTCATAAGGTGCTCCTTTTGACTCTGTTGTTAAAGATTGTCCTGCAATAGGTGCATCAAACGCTGTCATCTAATTTTTCCTTTAATTCTAAATTTGACATCACTACTTCTAAAAAAGCATTTTTTTGAACTTCATCAATGGGATTTTCTTCTTCTTCTTCCTCATTGTTAGGTCTACTCACTAAAGAATTAGATTTATTTTTTTCAGAAGTTTTTTCTGTTAAAACATCTGTAGCATAATCTCTTAATTCTAAAAGTCTTTTTGTATACTCTAACGACATTAGCTTCCTCCTAGATTTAATAATCCACCTTCACCAAATATATTTAAACCTTTATTACCAAATAACAATCTTGCAAAGAAACTTGTTTTAGCTACCCCTTCTTGTGCATCAGCTTGTATTCTAATACCTTCTAATGACTTATCTCCAAGAAGTAATCTAGTTGTTCTTTCCATAGCACTTTCTGAAGAAGTAAATGCAAAACTCATTAAGTCTCTTTCTCTTTGCCAAATCTCATCAATAGCTTTATTAGTTAAACCATTAACATCTTTTGCAAATTGAAAGTTGCTTGAGTTAACAGCAGCATTGTTTATAGTAGTAGTATCTTGTCTCCATTTAGCATTAGCTTGTGCTATTTGTGCATACATTTGTGAATTAAAAATTTCTCTTTGATTTTGCAACTCTGAGTTAAACTTTTGTATAGCATTAGCTTCACCTGCATTAAACTGTGACATAGCATTTGTTTGTGCAGAATTAAATTGACTAATTTGAGATTTTAAAGTAGCAAAAAATTGTTCAGTTTGATTCTCACTTGATGCATTAAACTGTTCAGATGCGTTAGTAGCAGCAGTATCACTCAAAATAGTATTAGCAATAGTTTGTGCTTTAAATATTTCTGTCTGTTGTTCGTTATTAAGATTAGCCATATCTATTTGCAAAAAGTTTTGTGCATTTTGCACTTGAGCTTGTTGTCTATTACTTAAACTAGCCATTTCTAATTGAGAGAGTTGAGCAGCTTCAGCCATAACTAATGCTTGATTATTATTTAAGTTAGCAAGATTCATAGTCTGTGCCATCTTAGCATTCTCTAAAGCTACCTGCTGTTCTGCAGTAAAGTTCATATTAGCAACTTCACTAACTTTTGCAGCATTCATAACTTTAGTTTGAAACTCTTGATCAAAATCCATCTGCAAAAACTTAGCTCTTTGCTCTGCTGCAAGTAAAGCCATCTGTTGTTTATTAGCAGTATCTACTTGTGCTATTGGTAATGATGCTTCCATAGTAGCTTGTATAACAGCTTGACCTGCCATACTAGATGCACTTAAACCTCTTGCTGCCATTATTGCTTTAGCTTGACGCACTTTTGACGCTGCCCAAAGTGGTACATTACCTCCTTGAAATTCTTTATCTAATTCTTCTAATTCATCTCTCATAGAAGCAGCTTGTACCTCTCCTGTACCAAAAACTTCCTCTACTTTAGTTTGATCTACTGCACTACCATCTACAAGTTCACTTTGACTTGTAAAGTCTTCAATATTTAAACCATATTGTTCTGCTATTTCTTTTTCTGATTTTACTTCACCAGTAAGAGGGTTTACATATCCACCTTTTTCTTCATCATATCTAGGCATCATTACATAAGCATTAGGTGGAAATGTACTAGCTATTGCAGTTTCTAATGCACCTCTATCAATCCCACCTGTTTGAAGTTCTCTTTTAGCAGCAACTGCTTCAGCAGCTGTTCCTTGAGCTGCTTCAAGATCAGATACCTTTGTAGTATCTTGTTCCTGTGCTTCTATTTCTTTAGTAGGACCAGTAGATGTAGCAGCTTGTACACCTTCAGATGTAAAGTCTGCAACATTAGCACCAAACATATCTGCAAACTCTTCAGGAGTAACTTCTCTTTTAACTGGTGGTAAAGGTTCTTGTGGAATTTCATTTCCATCTTCATCAATTCTCACTACCATTTTTTCTAACCGAGGTTCTTCAATTGTTATTTTACCTGTTTCAGGATTATATTCAGGCTTATAAAATGAAGATCCTTTAACATTATCTAACATTTTTTGAACGTCAAGTCCACCCTCAAGTGCAGTTTTTATTTTATCTTCTGCTTTCTGAGTTGTAACTTTAGTAACATCAGGTTTAGTTGGAGTGTCTGCAGTAACTGTTTTATCAACCTGTGCAGGATCAGTAATAATAGGAGCAGTTCCTAAAGCTTGACCTGTAGTAGCACCTAATACTGTGCCCTCTGCATCAGGATTAATCTGTGATACAGGAGCTGCTACTACTGTACCTGCAGGATCTAATACTGCACCTGCAGTAAGATCAGCTTGACCTTGTGCTACCTGTTCTTTGGTAAGAGGTTCTCCTGCAACTGTCACTGTAGGTGTCTTAGTTTCATCTCCTTTAGAAGTAGCATTATCAGGAACAACATTTGAAACAGAATCAAGAACTTGATCAACAGGAAAACGATCAGCAAATGTATCTGTATTAAAAGTTTCAGGCATACCACCATTATCATAACCTCTAATCATACCACCTTGATAATAAGTATCTTTACTTTGAGAATATTCTTCAAACGTCATTCCAATAGAATCTAAAAAGGCTTGTGTTTGTTCTGCATAAGGTCCTTCACCATACTTATGAACACCATCTGCAGGACCAGAATAATAACCTTTTGGAACAGGTCTATTACCCATACCAAATTGAGGTTTTCCATATTCAGGATTAACAACAGTACTAGGATCAATATTATCTGGAGTTTTTGTACCTGTCTCATCAGATTCTATATCACTAAATTTAGGAGCTTCAGCAGCTTGTCTTACTAAATAAGGTGCTAATCCTACATTAGCTACTCTATATCCTTGAGGTATAGGTTGAGAAGGAGTCCATACACCTTCACTATTATATACACCAAGAACATATGTAGACATACCCTGTCTGTTTTGATAAAGTCTTTGCTCAAGTTTTCCTACATTTTGACCTGCTGCTATCTTTTCTGCACGAGTTTGTGGCTGTATCAGTTGAGCTTGATCTTTTGCTCTTTGTCTAAACTGTTCAGTTTGTCTATCTATATTACCTTCAAATGTTGGTGAATCTACTGCTGTTGTTCCTTCAGGAGCTTTTATAGTAGGTGTTTCTATTGATGGTAAATCATAACTACCAGTGGGTAATGTTACAGTTCCATCTTTTGAAAATATTTCTGCAGCTCTATCAATTTCTTCTTGACTAGGTTCTAATGAAATAGCAGCTGGCATATCAGGAGCAGGAGCAGATCTTCTTGGAGTAGAACCAAGAGGAGGATCTGATACATCCCATTCTAAAATATTTATTTTATTATCTGTATTAAGTCCCGGAGAAGTTGTTTTACCTGTCCACTTACCATCTGAATCAAAAATTAAATCACCCTCTGGAAGAGTATCTAAGGTATAATCATCTCTATAAGTAGCACTTGTAACATCTTTAAAATTTAAACCCCTATTTTCTAACTCTCTTTGTAAATAAAGACTATTAGCCACATTACTATTTTCAAGAACTTGTCCGGGTTTAAGATTAGCTTTAGCTTTATCAAGATCTGCTATTCTATCTTTTAATATCTTAGCTCCTATATCTTTTGGTTCTTCTTTATTACCATAAAAATTTATTGAATCATCAACACTGTAACCTGCTGCTTTTAATATATCCTTAGCTATATTAGTCTTAGCTCCTGCATAAGCCTCATCAGTATTAATACCTAACTTTTTCAAAGCTGCATCATATGCATTACCATCTACACCAGTTTGCATAGATAAATAATAAAGATCAGCAAATTCTTTAACAGCTTCTTTATTATCTTCTAATGCTTGTTTATCAATACCATAAGTATTTGAATAAGTTTGATCACCTGTTACAATACTCTTAGCCTTCTTTGTTGTGCCTGATGATGATCCTAAAGGTGTGGAAGATTTAGGCAATACTGGTGAAGATTGAGGTTTTGTTGCAGTAGTAGTTTTAGGAGTAGTAGCAGTAAATTTACCAGTAGCAGGTTTAGTAGTTGAAGATTTAGGAGGACTATAATTATATTGTGCCAACCTAGCTTTTTTAGCTTCGGCTGATTCACCTACAGGATTATAGTTCTGTTCAACTTTTTTTGAGCTTTCTAAATATCCTTTTGTTGAATCTATTAATCTTTTTAAATAGTTTTGTCTAGCTTTTTTAATATTATCTGTAACACCAGTAATATTTTTATCTGAATCAATAGGTATTTCATTTAGTTTTTGATAGTATTCGCCCATAGTTATCTTACCTGCATCTTTTTGGGCTTTTAAATCATTTGCTGTTTTTAATAAAATACTTTGCTTTTCAGTAATACCACCATTAGAAAAACCTGATCTTCTTTGTACAAATGCACCTTTGTTGGCTTTAAGCACAGATTTAGCTTTTGGATTATTCTTGACAAAAGTATCTATAGCTGTCCAACTAGGTTTAATAGGCTTACCATCTTTATCAGTGCCAACTTTAAAACCAAAAGCTTTAAGTCTTTTAGCAGCTTCTTTTGCTGTTATTTCTCTTTTCGCCATCTATTTAATCCTTACTTAATACTTTATCTAGTTTATCTTCTAATCTATGTAGTGCATCCATTACTTGTGTAAGATCATCTCTAAGTTCTTTACGTGTAGCATACTCTTCTCTTGTTTTATTTAATAGTATATCTATACGTTTTACTTCCTGTATGAGTCCTCTGAATGCCCATACAGCAGGAGCTATTACTAATGTTAAAATGATGTTCCAAAACATCCACATACTAATTTCCATCTACTACTCCTGAATTGATTTTAAATACCAGACAAGCCAACCAAAACCTATAATTGTACAAATTAAAAATAGTATAAATAAACCTTCAATGCATCTATCTTTAAACTCTTGCTTTCTGTATAGTTGCTCTTGTCTTGCTTTTCTAATCTTACCTTCCATTGCAATTAACTCATCCCAAGCTTTATGTCCATGAGAAAATTGAATAAAAGTTTTAAGCTCATATCTTTGTTCTTCTAGTTTCTTCTTAGCAGCAAATGCTTCAAGTGCTTCCTGCTCTACTGATCCAAAAACTTTACGAAAGATAGGAGGGTTTTTTGCTTGTTTTTCTTTTTGTTCTATATCAGATACAGCACCCATCCACTTTGATAAATCACCACTCATTTGTTCTATATCACGACCTGCCTGAAATGCTTTTTTTAGACCTGCAAAAGCTGTACTTGCTGTGGTCAAACAAGCACCGATTGTGATTGGATCAAACATTAAGATGGTTTAGTTGGCCAAGTTGGATTGTCAGGGCTATTTGTTATGTCTCTTAAAGCCTGTCTATAGGTTCTCCAAGAACTAGAATTACCACCTGCATCTTCAATCTTATGAATTTGCCAATCAGCTTCCTCTAATAGTGGTTTTCTTTTATTTCTTAATTTAGATTTTTTTCTTTCAGTTGCACCATCTGACCACTCTTGTTGTCGCTTGTTGTATTCTGCAACTTCTTCATCTGTTAATTTAACGTCTTGATTATTAACTCTTTTGTACATATCAACCATATTAAAATCCTATATTTATGCAGGGTTAAAACCACTGCTTTTATAACCATAAACTGTTACAGTACCACTATTAATTGTTCCTGATGAAGGTAATATTTTAACTCCAGTAACTGCAGCAGTGGTAGTATTTAGCCAAGTACTACCGTATGTTTGTGTAGCATAACCATCAACACTCATATAATTTGTATATACTACGTGACCTAGAACAGGTTTATTAGTATTTCTTGTATTAAAAAGTCTGAAAAGACCACTAAATCCTTCATCAGATTCATTTCCTACAGAAAATTCATCCTTACCACTTATCATCCAGTCAGATGTTGATACACTTGAAGCAGAACCATCAGTTTGAAATTGGTCTCCAGTACTAGTTCCTATCCAAAGATTATAAAATTCATAAGTTAAACCAGTAATTGCTGAACCACTTGAATCTAAAAGTTCCATTCGTACATTTATATCGTCAGTATTAAATGACCAATCTCTAAGATAAATATCATAAATATCATAAGTATCAGTAAATATATTAGCTACAGTATAACTAGAATAACTTTGACCAGAAAAAGTACCTGCACCATTTGCAATTTCATTATAATAAAATCCTGTTTTAGGTGCTGAAACAAGAGCTGAATTTACAATCAAGTCACCTGTTGTATCTAAAGTACCACCCTTAGACGTACTAAAATGTATTTGACCATCTTCAGTTCCATCTGTAACATCCATAGCTCTACTAAAAATACCACCATAAATATGAGTTTCAGCTGCTGAATTTGTACCTTGAAAATCAATTCTTCCTAAAAAGTCATTGTCAGCAGGACTTGAACTATTTCTTAAAAAAACCATATCTGGTGCAGATGAATTTGTATCATCTGCTGAAGTTAGTTGAAATGTATTAAAAGTGCTTGTAGATGTAATGTTTACTTTACCTGTGCCATTAGGAGTTAAATTAATATCTCCATTGGAGTCAGTAGAAATAATAGTGTTACCATCTATATTAAGATTGTCAACAGTAAGAGCAGTTAAAGTTCCTAAAGAAGTTACATTAGTCTGAGCTGCTGTTTGTAATTCTCCTGCAAGTTGTGTTGCAGTAAGCTTTCCTGTGCTTGGGTTGTAAGTTAAATTGCCATCACTTTCTAACCCTAAATTACCACCATCTACATCTCCACCTGAAGTAAAGACAATAGCATTATCTTCATTTGTACTTTCATTATCTGTAATTGTAACTGTAGTTGCTACAGCAGCAGTAGTAGCGTTAGTAACAGTAACTCCTGCAATTACAGTATTAAGAGCAGTTCCATTAACAGTTATTACATCTGCTTCTAAAGTTCCATCAATATCTACATCACCACTAATATCTAATTCTGTGGCTATAATTTTATCGTTAAAGGTTGCTGCACCTGCTGCTGCCATATCTATATCAAGAGCAGTAATAGCTGAACTACTATCAGTGCCTTTTATTTTAAAGTTTTTGTCAGCTACACTAACAGTTAATTCAACGTCAGAAGAATTATTTGCTACATCAAGTATAGATGTTCCACCAGATTTAATTGTTACATTATTACCTGCAGCATCTAGTATAATATCTCCACTAGAATCTAACGTAATATCAGTTCCATCATTAGTAATAGTATCTAAAGCAATTGATCCTACATTTGTTACATTATTATCATTAAAACTTGTAGCTCCTAAAGATATTGTACCTGTAGCTGTAAGGTTGCTACTACCTATATCAATGTTTCCAAATCCAGAAGTAATAGAACCAGTATCTAAATCACCTGTTGTTACAATGTTACTACCACCTACACTAATTGAATCAAGGTAAGTTGATACAGTGTCTACATTAGTCATACGCATTGTACCTGCATCATTAATGAGTATGCCATCACCTGAAGCTACAGCAGTAGTACCCCTGCTTGTACCACCTGCTATTAAATTAATTTCAGTTGCACTAGCAGTAACAAGAGTTCCCCCTAGCTTTAATCCATTTGATCCGTCGTGACTTGCTATGTCAAAGTCATAATCTCCATTTGCAAGTGTGGTGCTGCCAAGAATGAAAATAGGTGTAGGAGCAACAGCACCTGCTATATTCTTTAAACGTATGGTATCTACATTAGTAACATCAGCATCATTAAAAGATGTAGCACCTAACGTATTTGCAGATGCTGTAGAAGTAATGCCACCAGTAGCTTCTAAAGTTGTAGAAGTAATTCCACCACCAAAAGTAGCTTTACCTGCTGCTGACATATCAAAGGTAACAGCAGTTACTGGACTACCACCATCATTACCTCTTATAAGAATATCTTTATCTGAAACTTTTGATTCAATATAAACATCACTACTACTATTATAGATACGCAACATCTCAGTACCATCATCTTCATAAATAATACCACTACCTGCTGTACCTGCATCAAGAGTTATACCTCCTGCTGACTCTATATTAATAGAATCAACTGCTGTTCCATCTGATACAATATCTAAATCACCATCTGCATTAGAACTTATATAAATACCTGTATCTCTAAACTGTAATTTTTCATTACTGTTAATAAGAATATCATCTGAAAATTTAAAATAATCTTCATCTTCCATCCACGTTAATACACCATCATTTGTCTCACCATCAAATGTAATAACAATATCTGTACCTGCAGTAGCATCTCCTATTGTAATTGCCATACCTAATAACTTTGTTATAGGACCACCTTCTGCAGAAGTTCCATCATGTGTGTGCCCTGTGGAAGATGCAAAAGCACTTACAACAGCATTAAATTCAGCATTAATAGGTGCAGATTTTACAACTGCTCCCGGAGTAATATCTGCTAAATTAGTTCTTGTATAACCTTGTCCCATTACCTTATATCTCCTAATCCGTAAGTAATTGTATATCCTTGAACGCTATGACTTGGATCTGTTCCATCTGTAACAAAACGCAAAGAAATTGATTTTCCTGAACCTGAAAATGAAAGACTTTCTACAGGAGATGGATTACCATCAAATAAAGAAAAAGTTGTTCCGTCAGCACCTTGATACCTAGTGTCACCAAACTCAGCAGCAGGAGTCACAGTAGGTAATGTTAAATTATCAGGATCAAGTGTATCAACATCTCCAAAATCATAAACAACAGAAACTAATAAAGAACTTACACCTTCAGATCTTAAATAACCTGCTAACTCATAAAAAAACTTTCTTTGTCTTGGGTCTTGAAAATACACAAAAGGTGTTTGATATATACTAACAATATTTTCACCATCAAAAGATGTTCCACTTTCTTGTGCATAAACTTTTCCATTACTATCCCCATGAACAATAATTTCATCTGTTCCTATATATCCACTATTAGCACAAGTAACATTTATACCATCAAGAGTACTAAATTCAAAACCATACCCAGAGCCACTTTCTCTTAATGCACCTAATAAACCTTTAGAATCTGTTGAAGAAAATAAATATCTAAATTGAGATTTTGAACGAATAAGAACAGAAGATAGTGTAGATAAATCTTCTGTAGTTATTAAATCTTGAACAGTTGTATGTATTTTTTTAGAAACAGTTTCTAGATTAACATCACCAATTTTATTAGTACCACCAATAGGTCTTATACCATCTGGTGCTAAAAATATTAAATCTCCACCTATTTCTACAACACTATCTGTAGCTAAACAGCCTAAGTTATTTGTTACGTTTTCAAGTTTAAAATCTATAGAAGTATTACCTACTATTCTTTTAATTGAATTTGTTCCAAATATATATAAAATATTACGAAAAACTTTTAAAGCAACAATATCAAAACCAACATTAATAACACCTGCTCCTAGTGCAGGACTAAATTCTGTTTCACTACTTATAGAACTAAAAAATAATTCTTGTGGCTTTAAAGGATCTCCTGCTAAAAATAAATGCTTTGCGTAAACTTCAGAAAATTTAGGATCTGTTGGAGCATTAGCATCTGTTATTTGAACATAACCATTGCTATCATCATATAGTGCTGCAGGATTAATACCATCTGTTAATACTAATCTCTTTACACCAAAGTCTACTACAGAAGTTCTAACTTTGGTAACACCTGTCATTACAGGATTAGACTGTCTAAATTGACCAGTTCCTGAACCTATTTCTATTGCTCCTGCAGTCGCTGCAGCAAAACTTACTGTTCCTGTAGAAGCTAAAGCACCGTTAATAGTTAAATTACTTGCACTTCCCGGAGTTTGTGATTCACATATTCCATTATCATCTGAAGATGTACCTACCTCTATAGCTCCTGCAGTTGCATCATCAACAGATATTTGAGTAATAGTTTTAAATAATTCAGTTCCAGTTGTGGTTGAAGCATTAGGACCATCAATTACTTCTTCAAGTGTAGCATCTTCAGAGTCTGTTCCAGTTACAGTAAATTTTCTGCTTGATTCATCACCACCTGCTTTAACTATAACTTGAGTAGGTATACTAACAGACACACTAGTAACAGTTTTAAAATACCCTGAAGTAGAAACAGTAGTATTATTTGGTCCTGCTATAGCTTCAACTTTTGCTAAATCTAAATTATCTGTTCCAGTAATAGTAAAAGTTCTACCTGTTTCATTTCCAGATCCAAAAATTGTAACTTGTCTAGGTTGTTCTGAAGCAGCTGTAACAAAATTAACTGCTCCTCCATCAGCTAAAGCTCCACCTATCACAGCATTATTACCTGCAGATATGGAAGCAGAAGCAGATACACCATCTCTATCATTAGCTATTACATCACAAGTAATTTCTACCCAACCAATAACAGCAGGAACAGAAGTTAATGTAGTACTTGTACTAAAATCATCATCTGATATAGCATTACCATTTGTAAATACAGCAGAAGGAAGTTTTCCAAAATTAACTATAATAGTATTTGAATTTTTTGAAACTAATGTTCCAGTTAAGAGAGTTGCTGTAGATGAATCACCTGCACTTGTTCTTTCTGTAATTGTTTCACCGACTGTTAAATTAGCATCAGAGGCAACATTAAATTGATAGTAGTAATTCCAATAATGTAAATAGTTATTTCCTGAAGAAGGTTTTCTCATTGCTAGTAAACCTTGCTGTATTCCATTAACAACAGCAACGCCTAAAACTGAACCTGTGCCTGTTACTGTTCCATATGAATTAGTAAACCCACTTAATCTTCTGTAACCACCTTCTAATGCAGGTTCATAGTTTAATAAATCTGTAGCACTTCCCGGTTGATCAGCACCTTGAGACAAAACATTATTAGATGTGTTTAAACCACCTACACAAACTGCTCTAAAAGTTTGTACACTATCTACCATTTAAGAACCACTACTAACACTTAACATATGTGTTGAAAATTTAGGTCTTGCAATTGTTGTTGAGTTTACAAATAATGCATCATCAAGTAAAATTCTTCTCATAGTTTTTATACCTTGAATAAACTTACCCTGATGAATTTGAGCACTTTGTTCGTTTGATCTAAATCTCATCATGTATACCATAGCACCATCAATAATGATATAATTAAATCTTTCAGGTATGATGGGAGTATCGTATGTGCTATCAGTGCCATCTGTAGCAGAATCTGTAATTGCATTTTTACCTAAAGGATTAGGAAACTTATAGTAAACATAATCTACAACATAAGCAGCATTTGGTATAGGTGTTACACCAAATTTTTCTTCTGAAGTTTGATAAACAATATTAGGTGCTGACCTACCTCCTTCTCCTGCAGCATCTTCTATACCTCTATATTTTTGAGTGTAAAAATCAAAAGATATTACAGGTAAAGATTTAGCTGTATTAGATTCTGAAGTAAGCTTTTGTAAATAAAAAGTATCCCAATCCACTGTAGACATATCTGAAGGAAAATCATAAGTTCCTGTACCTGCCGTTAGTGTCTGAGATTGTGCAACTTTTAAAAATGGAAATTGGTGACCGTCTTGAAGTATCTCACGTATGGAATTATTAATAGCATCTTTTGCTAAAGCTTGAACATTTTTTGCTGTAGCAAAGTTATCTGTTGTTAAAACTACTTCATTAAGTCTTCTTAATAACTCATTTGTAAGTTGTAAAAAATTTGTAGCCATATTAAACCTTTCTGGCTATTTTTACTGTTATAGTGAAAGAAAGGGCAAGTTTTCCTGCCCTCCCTAATCATATGCTTATATTAAGCAAGTAGATCTCTATCTACTTCTGCTGCACCATCTGCTGCAAAATGAACAGTACTTTCATTACCTATTGGACTCACATCCATAAGTATTGCAAAAATACGTATCTGTCCTGTATTAGGAGCAGTTGATGTTGCTTGAAGTTCAAGATCAATCGTATCAGCAGACCCTAAAAGAATAGGATTAGCAGCTGTAGCTGCAGCTGTTAGATAACCAATACCAGATGACAAATTACTTGCATCATCATCTATATCAATAGCAGCAACATAAGCGTCTACGTCTGTGCCTGTAATACCTAAATTTACAGTATTACCATCAGCAGCAGATTGAACTGATTCAATCATCTCAGCACCTGCAAACAAAATACAAGTATCAGCAGGAACAGTTATTGCTTCCACAATATCACCTGCAGAAAGAGCATCAAGATCAGCATGTCCAAAATCTATAGTAGTTTGAACCATGTAAGGTAGTCTTTTTGGACCACCTGAACCTCTAGCATCAACTTTAAATGTACTAACTGTAGCCATAATTCAATCCTCCCTTATATGCCAGCTGCAGTTACATAACGTGCTGTAGTGATAGCTTCTGGACGAAGTATCTTTCTACCATACAAATGCATACCTCTTACGATATCTGCAAATGAATCTGGATCACGATATGTTTCTGTTTTACTTAGCTGCTCGGCAGTTGCTACAGCAGAACCATGACCTGCAACAATAACACCATAGTTTGTAGACTGTAGTGTTGAACTTGATTGAGCAGGACCAGAGCCTACTTGTGGTAAGTTAGACGATACGTATACATTAAAACCGTGAAGTTTTGATACCTGTAGACCATTCGTAATTCCACCACCTGCATTCTGACCTTCAGCATAATCATTAATCATTAATCTTGAGTCTTCATCCATAAGAACTTCATGGAATACAGGATCAATGACTAACCAACGATCTGCTTTATCAACTTGCTGTTGATCAAGAAGTCTACTCATACGTGCAATAACACGTAAAGGAGTAGCATCTGTCGTTGCAATTGATGTTGCTCCGGGTAATCTAGGTTTAATTGGAATAGCTTCCCCTGCGTTAGCAGCACCACCGTCATTTAAACTGAAGTCAGTAGCGTCTATTTTCATAGAAGCTAATAATTCATCTGAATCTGCAGTAGAAATGGCTTTAGCACCATTAACACTTGTATTAACCGTAGCAGTTGTGCTATGTAAGCTAGACTGTGCGTAACCAGACATATAAGCTAAAACCTCTTGATCATACTGATCAGCAAGTCTATATGCAGCTCTATCAGTAGCAAGTTGCATAAAGTTTACATGACTGTGTGCTTCTTCAATGTCATCCATCTTAAAAGCATAGTAGTTTGATTTATCAACAACGAGATTAAAGTCCTCATCATCTAAATCTTGAGCAGTAACCGTAGTACCTCTGGCATACGCTTTAACTGATATTTCAGGTTCTTTAATAATCCTGACTGTATCGCCTTGATTAGCAATTTCTCCAAAATAATCAGAGTTAGTTATATCTCCAACAACAGTTGCTTTACGAAATGCAAGCTGTACCTGTTTGGAGTAGATTACTGGTGAAAAATTACCATTAGGTAAATTACCGTAACCTGACGCTGTTGTAAAAGCCATAATAAAATCCTCCTATTGCTTGGCTTATTTAAAAGCTAAACATCTTAGAAGAGGCTATACTTTTTAGAGTGCATATAACATTAAGATAGCAAGTCTTAAAGTCAATGGGTCTATACTTATATAGGTAGTCTTTTATTGGTTTAGTCTTCATATTACTTACACACAAAGGTAGTCTAAATAGAGGCTTTGTGTCTAAGGGGTAGTTATACAGATAAAATCTTATTTGTCAAGTCTTTATCGTGCATTTCCTGAAACATCATATATTATTTTACCAGACATATGAGCTTCTCTTATCTTTTCTGCATGTTTCTCGTATTCTCTGTCAGACATTTTAGCAATATCAGATTCTTTAATTGTACCTGATTGATTTAAAACATCTACACTAGGTTTATTACCTTTATCTACCAACGAGGCAGCAGCTTTTGTTTTATCTTTCTTAGCAGATCTCGTAAGTCCATTATCAACTTTATACAGATCAAGAACACGTACAACTGAAGCAGCATCATCCGTATTTTCATACAAAGCATTTTGAACCCAACTAGGTTGTTCTTCAACCCAATTATGAAATTGATCGGAATCACGTAGTTCATCAAAGTCTGAATGTGCTTTCCTAATTTCATTCTCTGCACGACTCCTTGTTGCTTCTTCTTTTGCTTTACTAAGTTCTTCTAGTTGAATATTAGCCTTATCAAACATTTGTTTTGCTCGTTTATCAGCTATAGTTTCTACTATACCTGCTACATCTGGGTATTTTTGTACCCATGCAGATAGTTCTTCTTCAGAAGTAGGTGGAACAAGTTTTTCTTTTTCACCTAATTGATCCTCTAGCTCTTTAATTTTGGCATTGTATTCTTTTTCTTTAGCAGCTAGGTGTCTTCTTACATCTCCATAACGAGTTTTAAAAGACTTTTCTTCATCACTAAGTTCAACTTCTGGTTTAACTTCTTCAGTTTTTTCCTGAGTATCTTCTTCAGAAGTTTTACCTTCTTCCATAAGTTTTTTTAGTTCTTCTTCGTCTTTTTTAATTCTATCTTGATTAGTTGTTCTACTTCTGCTCATATATCCTGCAGTTTTTACTTTTTCAACATTTTCTAATTCTGGCATTTTATTTCCTTTCTTGGGGTCAACATTGTTGAGTAGCCAATTTACTTTTTTATACCTAGTCCTTTACCTCTAGGTTTTCTTGTCTTAGGTTTTGATTTTGTTTTTGTTGCTAGTCCTCCTTTATTTCCTACATAATAATCATCATCAGAGGTTGTTTCTGTTTTTGATGAAAATTCTTTATTAGCTTCAGCTAAAGATACACCATAATCTTCTGTTGTTATAGCTTTATCAAACTTTTCTTTAGCAGCCGTATTTGTATCTGATTTAGTTTTAACTGTAGTAACTCTTCCTTTACCAAAGTCTTCAGTCCTAGATGTTCCTCCATCTGGATTAACATATGTTTTACCTGTTATTGTGCTTGCACCTCTTCTTTCATCATCATAAAAATCTCTAGATGCTTCTTCAGATTCTGTTAAAGGAGGTTTATTATTACCATTACTTTTATTATTATCATCTTTAATATTAGTAGAAGTAGGATCTTCTATACCTAAGTTAGCATATGTTGGATTAGTTCGTGCTACAGTTTCAGCATATGCACCTTCTCCACCTACCATAAGAAGTTTATTTGTACCTGTTACAATAATTTTTCCCATTACACCTAAACCATCATAAGCTTTTTGAGCTGCTTCTTCCATCTTAGACGTGTCTACATTTTTAGCTTTAGCAAGTTCTATAGCAGCAAAAGAATTAGCAACACTAGCTGCTCTAAAAAATGCATTCTGTCCTAGTGTACTACCTAAGACTCCTGTAGGATTAAGTAAGCTATTTACTTCTCTCTCCCAATCTTCTTTACCCCATCCAGTAAAATCATATTTTTCAGGATCTGCTCCCCAACCCGGAGGTGAATCTTTTCTATCCCTATCATCATCTTTTTTAGAAACTTGAGTTTTTATAGTTGGTTTATTTATAGACCAAGGTGGTTGAGTAAATTCTAAATCAGATGAAGGAGTTACAACACCATTAATAAAAGTAACTACTTTTGATTCACCAGTTTGTGAATGATAATAAGTTATAGTAGTTTTTTCCTGTTGTGGTTGACCTTGAGCTGTTTGATAAATAGGACTATCAGGAGTAAAACCAAGAACACCATAACTAGGACCACTAAAAGTTCTAGCTTTTTCTACTTGTGAAACTTCATCTGCAACTCCACCATTAGTATAACCTATAACTCCACCTTTAAATTTTTTTTCTTTCTTATTTTTATCTGGTTTACCAAAAGCTATCATGGTCATATCTACTGCAACAGGCTCACCACCTATTCTACCTGTAGCTTCCATTTGTGCAAGACCACGTTTAGCTTCTCTACGTAGATCTTCAAAAAACTTTACACCATAATATTGTACAACATCTGCAGGAACAACATATTCACCATCACTTAATTGTGCAGGTATATCATCACGAACTTCTTTAGCTAATGATCCCGGAGGTATTTCATTACCACTAACAGGATCTCTATCTAGTCCATCATCTTTCATTCCACCTTCTTCAAATAGGCTCATTTGTTGTTCCATTGTTGTTCCACCCTTGTTAAATTCTTTTTGTGTTTGTTCATCTGTTGTTAGTCCACCTTTATTATAATCTTTTTTAAGAGAACTATGAAATTCATCAACTACTGAAAGTTTATCATCTGTTAAATTACCATAAAAATCATATTCATAATCACCAGCTATTCCTAGTTCTCCTGCTTCTTTTCTATTTTTAACAGTACGTTTACTTTTTCTAAAATCATCTAAATTCATTAGTCCTTTATTTTCTAAAGCTTTATTAATAATCTTTTCTGCTTCTAAATTTTCTGGTGCAGAAATTCTATGATCAAAATCCCCAACACGAGTATAAATATTATATTCATCAGTAAAAGTATTTCGCAAGTTTACTAATTGTCCCTCACTAAGTTTTGATACACCCTCTATACCTTCTGCTACAATATTATCTGTAAGTTCCATAAGTTCTGCTTCAATTGCATTAACAACATCCATCAGTTCTTCTCGTTTTGCTAAAGCGTCTTCTTCAAATTTAACTAAATCATTATCATATTTTTTCATTGTTGAAGGCAAGCTACCTATTTCTTCATTGAATTCAATATCTTTTGATGTTTGTAAAATATCATCATATCTTAATGCTTTAGCTTTAAATTTTCCTTTTAATAAATTTAAATCTACTACTGTACTAAATATTGGACTTTTAGCAGTTGCTTTAATTACTTTAGATGTAGGAAAAATATCACCTACACCTTTTAATCCTGATGCTGCTCCAAGTGCTGCAGTTCCTGCAATAAACTGTCTTCTATTTACACCTGTTTTTTTAGAAATTTCTTCAGCTACATCATCAGAAGCACCTAAAGGCATTACTAACTCTTGAAGAGATTTAACTCCTGAACTAACACCCTTACTTGCTACAGGAGATAGAGTAGAAGCATATTTATGAGCTATAGGACCAGCAGCTAATCCTAAAGTCTCTATTGTGGCGTTAGTTAACGCACCCATATCTTTATAACCACTATCAATAAACTTACGTGTATTCCTTACTGGAGCTATAACCCATTCAACAGGATTTAACACCTGATTAAGTGTTGCATAAGTATTAGGATTAGTTACAGTGTCTGCTATTATTCTAGGTAAACCTTTTACAAACTCTACGTGTTTGCGTAATTCAGGAGGTATAAAATACAAAAGACGATATTTAGATTTGTCCATTATATTAACCCACCTTTTGCTAAACCAACAGTTAAAGTTTTTGTTCCTTTTACTTTTTCTACATCTTTTACTATATCGCTAATATCTAAACCCTTACCTTTAACAGTTTCTAAATTAAAAGCTCCGTAAGTTCCTGTATTATATTCTAAATCAATAAAAATAGGTTTTATTTTACCATCAGCTTTTTTAATTAAATTTTCTACAGCTTGATCAAAATATTTTGTATAAATAGGTTTTATACTTAAAGGTATTTTACCATCACCTTCATCTCTAGCTTTTAGTATTTTACTTATTGGAGGTAAAACAATTTTAGTAGAACCTCTTCTTTGTGCTTCAACCACTAAAGAAGAAAGTAATTTTTCCATTGCATCAGGAATATCAGCTATAGGTAATCTACCAGATTCTTTTTCTAATTTTAAAAATTTTCTACCTTCTCTTTCTCTCATTGATTTAGTTTGAGGATCTTTTATAAATTGTATCTCATATATATAATCGTCTGGTCCTACTTCTGGTGCATCTACAGGATCTGCCTGTTCTTCAACTCTTTTTAACTCTACTATATATTTTTTTTCTTTAACAAAACTTTTATTTATTTCATCTATATCATCAAATATAGTTTCAAGAAAATCTTTAGTATTTTCACCTTCATCAAGAGAGTAACGACCTTTTTCAGGTTGAACATAAAATTTACCATTATGTTCAAAAATATTAAATTGTGGTTTTATGTCACCCATGCTTAATCTTAAAGAATTAAAATCTTTTGCTCCTATTTTATAACCTGAATCTCCTTTTCCAAAAGTGTCTGGATAAGCATAACTAAATAATTTTTGTTTAAAATAATCTTTTACATCATTTGGTAGATCTTTAAAGTTTACAATTGTTTTAGGAAGATCAATACTCTCTCCTGCTCTTCGTGCTATCTTATATAAACTTTGAGGAACATCAAATTGTATTTCATTAATAACAAGTAAATCTCTATCTGGTGTTAAAGCAAATCTTATGTGACCTAAACTTTCAGATCCAAAACCATGTACATAATTAAGGCTTGATCGTTTAGCACCTGCTACAGGAGAAAGATCAGTATTTTTGTTTACCTGCAAATTAACTTCTTCCATATATTTTAGTATTAAATCTTCTTCTGCCTTACTTCTAATATTTTGAAAATTTATACCATAGTTTCTTTGTATTCTTTGAATGTCATTCCAAACGCTATCAAATTCTGAAAAAAAAGTTAAAACAGAATCATCTAAAAAATCTTCAGGAAGGTTTATATCAAATACTTCTTGTATCTCTGAAAGAAATTTTTTAGATAAAGAAGATTTTTTAAAAGACTTTCCTGTTATTCCTAAATCAAATAATTTTTTTGTATAAAAAAGACTTTTAACAGGTCCTAAACTAACATCTTCTATTTCAGTATCTGTAAGCAATGTTAAGATTGATTGATCATATTGTTGAAAACTTTCTCCACCATAAATGGATGGATCTTTAAAACGATTCTGTATTAATGCAGGATTTTTCTTTATTATAGCTTTTAATCTATTTTCTATGTTAAAAATACTGTTAGATATAGCTTCATTAAATTTTGTTGTTACTCCAGTTTTACCACCTTTAATTCTTATATTTTTTAAATATTCTTGAATAGCCATATTCATTTTTTTAGTATAAGGTAAAATAGAATTAACTGCTTGTACATTTGCTGATTTAATATTTGCAGCATTTCTTAAAACAAGGATACCTTGAAGATCATCAAAATTATCGTTATAATCAACATTAAAATTGTTTTGATTATTACCACTCATTTTTAAACCAATTTCAACTTGTGTTTGAGTTTTAGAAAAAGGAACAACATTTGTATTAAAAACAGGAGAATCTGATAATCTTAAAACAGATCTATCACCTAAATCATATCTTTGTAATTGATCTAAAGATAATGCAGGATCAAAACCTGTTCCACCCATTGTAGGATCAAGAGAATTAAAATTTTTATAAGAGTCAACAGTATAAACAATTGATCTTCCACCTAGAGCAGTTGAAACTAAAGCTTTATTTATTGTGTTAAAAAAATCGTTATTTGTTTCTCGTATATAAATTTCTAAATCTTCTGCAGAACTAAAATATTTTTTTGTGTGACCTAGATCAACTTCATACTTTATATCATTAGGATCATCTAAAAAAGGAAATGCTTTTGCTTTTTTTGTAGCTTTATTAAATTTATACAAAGAGGATTCTATAAGTTCATAAATTTTAGAAATTTCTTTTGGTGAGTCAGAATCAAAATCTATATTTTTAACAAGTTTAGGATCTATAATATTTTGTTCTACATAAAAATCTAAAGCTTTTTGAGCAAAAACTTTTTCACCACCTGCAGATTTTAAGACCGTTTTATTATTAATTTTAGAATTTGTTAAATGTGTCCATAAACTACTTGGTGCTATTAACTGTTTATTTTTTAAAGTACTGTAGTTTGGAAAATTATTTAATGCTTCTATTGTAGGACTAAAAGTAAATACACCTTTATTAAAATCTATATTTTTTTCTACATTTCTATTTATTGGATTAGAGTTAAAAGTAAATATACTATCTTCAGTTTCTATTTTCCAAGGAGATATATAATCAGCATCTACTTCTTTTTCTACAATTTCATTTTTATCAAAAGTAAAAATTGTTTTTGTTGTGTTAGGTGAACTAATATAAGCATTTGGAGAATGATCTATGTTTTGATTAGCAATATTTTCTCTTATAGCTCTTCTTGCTGCTCCATATGTAAATCCACCTAAAGCTGCAACTTCTGCAGTTGTTACTATATTTCCAAGTATACTTTCTCTAATTTTATTTTGTTCTTCACCAGTAAGATTTTTAAAAGATTTATCATATATTTGTTGTGCTCTCATATCTTCTGTTTTTGTAAACAGATCATAGACATTAGTTGCTATATCTGTTACAATTTCTTTACCATATCCATATGGATTTTCTAATAAAGCATCTTCTTTTAATGGTGTTGTGGTTAAAAAAGCACTAGGTACACCAAAAAGATAGGAAGGTCTATTTATTCCAAGATTATCACCTATACCTGTTATTAATTGTTTTAAAAAATCTTTAGGATTATCATTAAAAGCTTTATATAAGGTTTCCATAGATGTTTCATATTCCTCATCAGGATCACCTACATTACTAAGAGGTATACTATCAAAAATTAAATCAGCGTAAGACATACCTTTGTCTTTAGTATTTGTACCTGTTAAATTTTTAACTTCTTCTTTTAACTCTCTACCAAATTTAATTGCAGGTGGTTCTTGTAATTTAAATGTTTCTTTAAAAAAATCACTTAAATTAAAAGCTTCTTCTGTTTGTTTTTTTGTTTCCATATATTTAGCTAAACCACCTTTATAAAATCCTGAACCTTTTATAATAGTTAAATTTTTACTTCTTTTTTTTGCAGCCTTAATTGCATCACTATGTTTTTTATGAACACTTGTTGCTTCTATTTTATTATTCATTAACATATCATAAAGTTCGTCTTCACTGTACCTCATATTACCATGTATTGAGGGTAGATTAACATAAAAATCATCTATTTTAATCGTAGCAGATTTTTCAGAAACGTGTTCTCCATTTAATTTAAAAACAGGTTTACCAGTTTCTTTTACAATAAGATTTGTTTTATTCTTTAATTTTGTTGGCATTACTATTTAACTCATCTCTAAGATACTTCATTCTGCGTAAACAAGCAATAGATCCCTGTAGTTTATACATCATAGAAACTTCTGTTGCTTGCTCTAGTGATTTATGTTGTTTAGCTATAGCATCATCTATGTATTCTACAAATGCATCCCATAGCTCTTTGTCAGTAGTAAGCTTTCTTAATGTTATCATTATTGTATAGGTCCTTGATTACCAGTAAAACCTTCTTCTTCTGGAGTTGGCACTGATCCTGTACCTATAGTTCCACCACCAGAACCTTGTGTGTCTTCTACCTGTCCACCTGCAGGAGCAGGAGGCTCACCCTCTTGAGGTAGCTGTCCTTCTTGTGGTGGCATCATTCCCTCTGGAGGTGCAGGAGGTGGATTAGCTTCTTGAAACTTCTTAAGTATTTCTGCTTGTACAGCAGCTTGACTCATAGAGTTAGCTACCTTGTCAGGATCAAGATCCATACTCTTTGCAATTTCTCTAACAATGTAATCCATTCTAGCAAAAGGTGCAAGAGCAGGATTAGATACTGTCTGCATAAACTGCATCAATCTCTGGCTTCTAACTTCATTAGCCATTAAACTTTCTGTGCCTTGAGCTTTAACTTCAAGATCACCTTTTATTTCTGGATCAAAGTCAAACTGCATATTAAAACTAAAAAATGCTTTACCTAAAGGTCCTAATAGATAGTCATCTACATTCTTAATAACATTACGAATAGAACCATTAGCTGCATTCATTAGCATAGAGATACCTGATGCAGTTCTACCTACACCCTGTATACCTGTTTGTCCATGAGCAAACGAAGGAAAACCAGTAGATTCATCTGCAAGAACCCTAGCTTTGTCAAACATCTGCATATTTTCATTAGATACATTAGGAAATTTAGTTCCAAAGATTCCTTGTCCGGGAGCACCACCTTGTCTTCTAAAAACTTTTCCGGGATATACTGTAAGATCTTGTCCGGGAACTAGGTTAGTTTCATCTACTTCTATTAACAAGTTTCCTGATAATGCAGCATTGTCAACTGACATACGCATAAAACCATTCATTAAGGTCTGCGTATCATCCATGTTTTCTGCAATACCTACCCCAAAAATATTATAAGGATTCATTTCATAAGGTGTTGCATAATAAGGAATATATGCAGGTGTAAAAGGATTTATAACTAAACGTAATACACAACCATTACAAATCCAACCATTAATACTAACTTGATCTTTTTTTAAAAACTCTTTAGGTATATCTACATTATAATTTTCAATAATTTTACGATCTACAAAACCCCAAAACTCTAAAACATCAAATCTAAAAGCATCACTTTCTTGACGACTTTCATCCATTTCATGTTCCCACCATTTTTTATCATAGTTCTCTCCTATATCTAAAGCTTTATCTATTGCATTAGATCTAAAAAATGGTCTATTGTTTAATGCACGTAATTGTGAACGAGACATTTTATGTCTTTCTACAACATACTCTGCTTCATCCATATTGTTTGCATCTGGATCAGGATAAAAATTCCAAATAGAAACATTAGATGTTTGTGGCATAGTTTTAAATACTGGCTCGTATTCACCATCTTCATTCCAATTAGGATATTCTTTATCAACTGCAAAAGGTCCTTTCATAATACCAGTACCAAATAAAGAAGTTTCAAATGCAGTAGCTCTTAGTTGTTTTTTAGCATTAGACTCTTCTAATTGATCGTGTATTTTCTTTTCCATTTTTTTAGCTGCAATCATTGCAGGGTGAAACTGAACAGAAGATGGACTTTTTCCGGGTTTAAATTCTACATCTTCTTCTACAGGACTAAGATCATCTTTAAGAGGTCCTACACGTTCATTAAACTCTGGCATAGTTTCACCGGGTTTAAGAGTTTTTTCTTCATCAGAACTTGTATCAACTTCTCCTAAAGCTTTTTTTATTTCAGTGTTAGTTTCAAAACTAACAGTATCTTCTACTCCTTCAGGAAGAGTTGTAGGATTAATACCTAATGGAAAACGATTACCACCAAACAATACTTCTACTATTTGTCCATAAGCAGCAAGAACTTTTGTTTTAGTTACTTTAACAAATACTCTAGATTTTTCTGTAGAAGTAAATTGAACATCAGGTCCATATAAACCTCTATAGTTTCTATAAGCTGTTATCCATCTTTCTTCATCACTTCTTCTAGCTGTTTCAGCTTTTTTAAATCTTTCTTGAATAAATCTTTCTATTTGACCTGCAGAATTATCTACATAACTTTCTTTTTTTATGTCTTCCAAACCAGAAGCTTCTTCTGAATCAACTATTATTTTTTCTATATCTTCTGCCATATTTTATCCTTAATATCCAAATGTTGCATCAGCTGCTTGAAATCCAGTTTTTTGTGTTTCTGGATTGTAATCAAATAAACTACTTCTTGGTCTTGTCATAACACCATAACGTAAGGCATCATATAAGTGATCTTCAGACTTTGTGTCTACATCCTCTGGATTATTTTTATCTAAAGGAACAGAAGGAAGCTGAGAGATAGTATGAATACACGTATTAAAAAAGACCAGTCTAGGTTGTTCAGTAAACTCATCAACTTGTAATCTTCTGTGTATTTCATTTTTACCTGCAACTCTACTACCTCTGCTTCTATCTGATGGTCGCCATCTGCAACCTTTTATAATCATCTGCTCTGCTAATGACGGTCCTGTATCTCCACGTTTATGCCAAAGAGAACTGTCTAGTACACCATAACGTATCTTACCATCTTCTTGCTCTGCTTCTAGCACTAAATCAGCTAAATCAGTTGCTAGTACTTTTGAAACATATAGTTCTCTGTATACAACTAACTGCTCGTCAGGAGCAACTGCAAACCAGAGAACGCCTGTATAACTTCCGTAGCCATAGTCACAGGCTCTGAACTTAGTCCAACCAGTAGGTATATCGTAAGGCTCAATAACATGAATGGTTCTGTTCCACTCTGGAAAAGCTGCTCCTTCACTAACATCCCAATTTCCTTCTAATAGTTGCCTTCTTTGGTTCTCTGGTAAAGAAAGTAAGTTTGCTTCATACATACCATCTTCTGCTAGATATGGATTATCAAATAATGTAGCAGGTATAAATCTTCTTTTAAATAGTGGCTGTCCTTCCTGACTGTGACCTTTAG